TTTCTCAAAGTCTGGCATAAAATCCTTGGCGCTGAATTCCTTGCTATCTTTATCGCGGAAGATATTTGCCATCTGCGCCATCATCTGCGCCATGCGAAAATCACTGCGCCGTTCTCCGAATGGATGCAATTTGTAGAATGCCATCCACTCTGCAAACTCATGGCTGCTCATACATCTCTGCAGCTCAGCCACGGTTCTACCGCCCAAAGCCAGCGCTAATTCGAACCAGAATCTTCGCTCGGGGCGGTCTCGGAGTTTTTTGTCAGTTCATCCACATCATCCTGGTTGATGCCGCTCAAACGCTGTGCCACCGTAAAAACACGGTCCAGTGCAGCTGCGCTTTTCTTGGCTAGGGAAGTGATTTCAGCATCGTCGAACACGCGCTTTCCATCCTCATCCACAACAGATCTCGCCACCAGTTTTGCCCGCAGATTCGCCAGGTTCACCGTAGCATTTTTTCCTTTGCCCTTGATCATTGATTCTTCGAAAGCATCGCGTTGAGCGCCATCCAGTCCCTGCACCAGCACCATGCCGCCCCACTCAGGGACTTGTACTTCTTCGCGCTGAATATCCTGTGCGCCCAGGATTTGGTCTTTTGTCAAATATTTGCTTGTCATATCGTTTCTCCAAAACCTAAATCTCGCTGACTTCCCCGCTGATCTTGAGCTTCACATCAGCGGTCAACTTGCCCTTCACAGGCGCCTTGGGCTTGAAGCCTGTGACCAGCGCGGAAAATTGATACCCATTCCCGCCAGGGTCTGGATACACCAATTGGAAATTGCGCTTCGTGCGGTTCACCATATCCGCCTGTAAACCAGTGGTCATGTCGTGAGTGGCTTCGGTGGGCAAATAATTGATCGGGAACGAAACCTCGCCGCCGCTCAGGATCGTGCCGATGAATTCGTCCCAGCCATTGGTGCTTCCGTGGTTGGTAACTTCTTCAGTCGCCAGGCTCATGTCAGGACCATCAATATCGCCAACGTTGGCAATTGTGGCAAAGGTCTCAGGTGTTCCACCATCACCCGTTTTCAAGAACGTACCAAAAGAGGAAAGTGCGTCAGTCATCGTTGATCTCCTACAGTTGAATCACTGCATAAGAAATGTCAGAGCTTTCGGCTTCCATGTAGATCTTGCCGTCGCTCTGCATCCAACCCGCCTTCTTGAAGCGGAACATCGCGATCTCGCCTGCCCCCAGTGAATACGCGGTTACATCGCCTGTGCGGTTCTGAGAATCCGCCTTGGAAGTGAAAGTTATAGTCTTCGCCAGCGTCGCGTGGCTGTTCTTCACCAGCACTAGCGTATCGTTACCAGGAACAAATTGCTCCTTATCGGTTGCATTTGCCGCCGTCCATGCCACATCCAGCGAATTCACCGCCACAGGCAAAGTCGGGTACGGGCCTTTCGGCGTCTGCTTGGTCAAAGTTTGTCTTGCCATTTTCTACTCCTTGATCACAAAATTTTTATGCTCGTTACCCCGAGCATCCACAGTGGAACCAGTCTCGACCAGCTCCACCTCAAATACTTCACCATCCGCTTTATCCTCACTCTTTAGGGGGAGGGCACGCGAAGCGGGGGGGGTGGGTGTTGGAATAACCTTATCCTTTTCCAACTCCACCAACCTTTCCAGTGCCATCTCCGAGTTATGCTTGTCCACCAGGTGATTCAGCATCACTACCTCAAAGAACGCATCGAACCCACACACAGCACATACAAAGTGGGGTAATCCCTTCCACGCCCCGATCGTGTACTCCACCCGCTCCACTTGCGTTTCATCACTGATCGTTGGAGACTGTTCATTGATCACTGATAACTGATTACTTTTCTTCTTCGCCATCATGCCTCCTTGTGCCAGATCTCAAAATCCAAAGTAACCCAATGCCTGCCAGTCTCAGGATCATGGTTATCGCGCGCATTCTCCGAAAACCCAGCCTGACATTGAGCCGTCCCCATCGCGCCCTTGTAACCATCGATAAGGTTGATCACCTGCTCAGCCAGTGATTTGGCATCGAAATACTTTGCTCCAAAACAATCCAACTGCCAGCGCGGATGCCGCAAACTGCTCCGCCCGCTATGTGTATGCTCTGGCGGATCGCTCACCTCAAAATATCGGATCGCAGGCAGGTCCACGGGCTGCGGCAATTGATTCGGATAAATACGGTTCGCCGCATCCGTTCCCTGTTCACTCAAAAAAGAAAATAAGTCCTCTGCAAACATGGTTACTCCATCGCTGCTTTCTCGATCAACTTCTTGAAAGCCCTTCCAGTCTCGTCGATTGCTTCCTGTTTATGCTCGTCATGTGCAGGTCTCAAATACGGCTCGGCAGGAATTTCAACGCTCTGCTTCAAAACATATTGCACCTGCCCACCAGGGGAAACCAAAACCAGCGTGCCGCCTGCAGTTTTTCGCAGCTTCAATTTTGGATGATTCCGCGGGCTGTCTTTATATGACCCAACAGGGATCGCCAAATACTTACTGTTCTTTGCATGGATGACACCACCAAACTCATGAATCGCAGCCCACTCCGCATTTGTGCCTGTCTCTGCCTCAGCCACAGTGGGTTCCAGCATCGACACCTCTGTATGTAATGACCTGCTCAAGGTACGGGTGCGGATCAATCCCTTCGCCTTGATGTTGTCTCTTGCTCCATTCAGAATCGGCAACGACCCAGCTTGGGCTGCACGCGCCAAAGCCATCCCCTGTACACTCTCGCCCAGGGAACGAAACTTCTTTATCAACGCATCTTTGCCAATCACAATGTTGTCCATCTATTTCACAATCCTTGTTTCCAAATGAGTCGTGGTTCCTTCTGCGCTTCTCGCGACCAGCAAAATCTTGTATTCATGCCCATCAATTTCGGCAACCCACTCCTTACCCTCAAGCCACGCCTCAGGTAAATCCTGGTATTGACCTGCCAGCACAATGCGGTGAGTTACCTCCAAATACACCTGCGCATTTCCGCGTCTCTGCCCACCGCCTGCCGCACCCATCCTGCACGGAATGGATTCATATCCAGCATGGACTTCATACGCCACGATCTCAGCGCCAGTCGTGTCCTGCGTTTTCACAGGCTCCTTCAACGCGCAACGCTGCGGAAAGAAATCCTTTCCCAGCTTCTCCAACATTCGCGGGTGTACTAGACCTCTATTCATCCTTTATCCTTGCCTTTGCGCCTGCTTCCACACCCGTTCACGCCCAGTGAACGCATTCACATTCATCTCGGCATAGTCGAACCCACCGCCGTCCTCAGCGTCATCGTCTTTATCAGCCTGCTCGCGTAACAGTTTTGCGCGTTCCAAAATGGAAGCGGAAGTGCTCGCTCCATTGGTGGTGATGTCCAGCGTTGTAATGACCTTCAACGTCATCGCCTCATCGCTGGCAATTGTCTCCAACGCCTCAGCCGCCGCCCGTCGCACATTGGAATCATTCATGCTCAGGTACGCTTCGATCTCAGCGTCCTGGAAAACAGCACTATCTTCCACGCGATCAGGGATCAACATCCTTACCTTGCCAACGCTTGTGGTTACGTCATATGTGAAAGCCATCTTCGACCTCATCGATTAGGGGAGGCAGAGCAACCTGCCATCCCCTAATCACTAATTACCAATTACCGATCCTTAAGCCTGACCAGTCCCGTTGCTGGCAACGGTCATCTTCGGGTCCTGGCGCGTGCCGCCAAAGATATGGCGCACCTTGTACTCACGGCTGTCGGTGTCGAAATCGAACTCTTCCGCGCCACCGCCGCCCACGCGTACAGCGTTCGGCAGCTTCATGAATACTTCGGGTTCTTCATGTCCGCGCAGGAAACCAACTTCCATCGCAGGGCGACCATTGTCTGGATTTGCAAACAGGAACCAGCTTGTCGAACCGTTCGCGCTGCTTGCCACAATCGGGATGTAATGATCGATATTCAGGCGGAACATGGTCTTCATCCAGTTTTGAGACCAAATCTTGGTGTTGCTTGTTCCACCTTCCTCAGATAGTTCGATCTGGAAAGCATTCAAATAGTTCTGGGCAGGAACAGTCAAGGCAGGCGGAATAACAAGTTCGACTGTCTCGATGATGATCGGTTCGCCGTTTTCATCAACCTTCTGTGACAGCTGTGTCATTGCAGTTTGCAAAGCCGCCACTGAAAGCGCAGGGTTTCCCGTCACGATGTTCAAGTTTCCAGATGAATAAAACGATGCATGAGGACCACTCGCATCCAC